CCAGATGTTCTAAGAAAGATCTGACGGGGCGATTAATTCAGAATATGGCGATGGATAGTATGTCGGATCAATGGGAAGTTATAGAATTTCCAGCGATACTTCCGAATGACAAACCTTTGTGGCCTGAATTTTGGCAAGTAGAAGAATTATTAAAGGTCAAGGCTTCACTGTCCCCGGTCAAGTGGAATGCACAGTGGCAACAAAATCCGACATCGGAAGCTGTTGCGATGATCAAAAGAGAGTGGTGGCAACCTTGGGAGCATAAGGATGTTCCTAATTTGGATTATATAGTTCAGAGCTATGATACGGCATATTCTAAAAAAGAGACGGCAGACTTTAGTGCTATTACAACGTGGGGTGTGTTTGAACCGAAACCAAATGGTGAACAACATTTGATAATGTTGGATGCGAAGAAGGGTCGATGGAGTTTCCCAGAGTTAAAGCAGATAGCTTTAGAAGAGAATGAATATTGGGAACCAGATTTGATGTTGATTGAGGCAAAGGCATCTGGTCAACCTTTGGCAGATGAATTAAGATTATTAAACTTGCCTGTTACGACATTTAGCCCGGGTAGACGAAAAGGTGGTGGTGGTGTTGATAAAACAATGAGGATGCATATAGTGTCGCCTATTTTCGAATCGGGCAAAGTATGGTATCCTGAAGGGGAGAAATTTGCCGATGATGTGATAGAAGAGGTTGCATCTTTTCCTAATGGCGAGCATGATGACTATTGTGATAGTATGACAATGGCAGTCATGCGTTTTAGGCAAGGTGGGTTTATAGATTTGAAGGGTGAAGAAATACCAGAAGATTGGTATCCTCGTAGAGCAAGGGAATATTACTAATGTCAGAAAAAGATAAATCAAAAAATAAAAAAAACAAAATAGATAACAGAATCGTCGATACTTTTACCAAAAAAGATGACTTAGGAGTATCACCAGCGGAAAAAAGAGAGATGAAAAAGAGACAAAACCTTGGCAGAGGAACAAACAAAATGTCTGCTAAAGGTAAAATAAAAGGTGAAATGGACAAAGATTTAAAAAGATTAGAAGAGATTAAGAAAAATCAAGCAGCAGAAGATGCTGCCAGAAAGAAAAAAGCAGTAGGCAAAGGTCCAAGAATGGGAATTTTAACAGGCAGACGAGCTAAAAATTTTGTAAGAGGTGACATCACTAAAAAAATGAACATGGGTGGTGTTATGAAAGCTCGTGGTGGAACATTTAAAGGAACGTATTAATGAAAAAGAAACCGATTAAGAAAACAAGGGTAACTAAAGGTTATACCGTTACTAATCGATTTTCTGATAGAATGCTTCCTAATAAAAAGAAGAAAACAAGGGTAACTTAATGGAACGTCAAGATAAACTTCAGCCAACACCTATGCCCCCAGAGGAAAAGCAGGCACTTAGGAAAAAAGCTAAAGAAGATATGCTAAGAGGTTTCGGGTTACTGGGAACCGATATTCTTGGAGGGGGTGGCGATATTTCTGCACTAGTCGCCAAGTTTCTACCTGTTGCAGGTGGACAAACCATGGACGATTTATATAAAGCAGAGAAGAAACCTAGTGAGATGCTTGAAAAAGGTATTGGCTCACAGTTTTTTCAAAAACTTTTTGATATAAAACCTACTGGTAGTTTCGCTGAAAACGTAACAAGAATTGGTGGTAGTGTTATTCCTGTCTCTGCATCGGGGGTCGTGAATACTTTAAAAGCACCCGGGAATCTTGCTTCTAAGATGAGACAAAGCATGGTCACACCAGAGGGAATTGTTTTGAAAATGGACGACGTTCCACGGACCACGGGCGAGATTTTAATGACCGAGGGCACTGGTTCGGGAGGCATTAAACCAAAACCAAAGAAAATAAACATTGATACAAAAATTAGAGATAAAGACGAAATCACCTTTGGAAGTGCCTTGTCAGCAGACAAAAGTATTTATTCTCGATTAGTGTATGATTTAGAAAACATAAATAAGCCGGGTGGAATGTCGTTTCCAAAAGATGGCACTAGTGCTCAAGATGCGATAAATATTTTGAGTAAACGACCTACATTTGCCGAGGCACAAGAATCGGGGTTACTGGCATATTTACAAAGACAGATTGATAAAGGCTCAAATAAACCCGTTACACAAGATGATTTGTTGAGAGTGGCTAGAGGCTATAAGCCTAATATAAATAAAAGGATTTACTCAAAAAACAAATATGAAGAAATGAAAAATGATACATCTTGGGCAGACAATATGGATTCCGAAAAAGCTGCTGAGATAATGGAAGACTATGATGTAGGTATTGCTAACTACTTTGAACAAACACCAAAGAACTTAGAGCTAGTGGCGACTGACTACAAGATTATACATTTTAATGATCCCACGGAACCGATACCCGGGAACAAATTATTAAATAGTACTTATTTATCCACAAAGTTAAAAGGGTTGGAGGGTATTGGAGATGTTCACGGATTTCATGACTATGGAGAAAGCACTCTTAACCCTGGCTATTTTGGTCACATAAGATATGCAGATGTAAAACTAGACCCTAAACTAAATGACGGTTTATCTGATGGTGTTATTACAATTGAACATCAAATGAATTTAGCGGGTAACAAAGACTTAAATAAATCTTTAAGATCTTTACCAGAAAGAATTGAACCTCAAAAAGAATTGATAGCTAAATTAAAAAAAGAAGCAAATGATTTAGATCAAAAAGTATTTAGCACTCTTTCTTACGAAGAAAAAAGATTAGGTCGAAAACTTGAGATGGAGGATCTAGAAAGACTATCTGACTATAAAGACTCTCCACAAGCTAAACTTGATGAACAAAAGTTTAAAGCTTTGAAATCCAGAATTGTAAGAGAAGAAGAAACATTAAATAAAATGGAAGGACAATTACGACAAGGTAAAAAAGGTGGTGAAATTGTAGACGGAAAACAAGTTTATGATCCAAAGAAAAATGAAAAGTTTTTAAATGTTCTTACAAATGAAGATCGTGTTTACATAGATGAGATTGCAGAAATAGATAAGAAGAAAAACATAGGATTGTCTACATTTAAAAAAGAGAGACAAGATGCACTTGATAATAGAGATAACTTAATTGTTGAAACAAGCAGAATATATGATGACATTAATCAATATGAAAGTTTAAAAGAAGAAATTATTGGTCAAAGTTTAGCGGGCGATAATGCTGTCGGTGTACTAACAAGAAAGAAAAAGCAAGAACCAACAGACATAGCTTCTCCTTTTACAGTATATGATGCAAGAGGAAATGCAGCAGAAAATCCTTATTTTGAGATGTTTGTTGATGCAGAAAAAGGTGGAGCGAGTAAAGATTTTACAATTAAATTAGCTCGTAACCAAATAGATGATACAGTTAACAGTATTGTTGATCTTGAAAAGAAAACAGCAACCATGGATCTTGGGTTTATAGATAGAATAAAAGGTGTTAGAAAAGACAACAAGGAACTTGTGTCAAACACTATGAAGACAGAAGCTAAAAACTATTTTGAAACACAACAGTTAACAACGGAACTAGTAGAAAAAATAAGAAATCATCCTAATTTTGCTAGAAACTTTGATGAGGATACAATAACAAATCTGAAGAACAGACTTTTAAATTCTGAAAAAGGTAGTGATGAATATATAAAAGCTAAGACAGATTTAAATATTATAGTATCAGAAGCTATAGAAGACACAGGATTAAATTTAGAAAAACTAGCAAAAGAGCTTGTTGAAAGATCAATTAAAGAGAATAGACAAATACCTGCTTTTTCTCCTCAGTTGTCCAAGAACCCAGTATTACATAAAGAACAAGCTATTACAGATTTAGTTGAATCTATAACAAACCCTACCATTGTTCGTGTTCCAGGAACTAAACAAAAAGTTAATCCTGAAACAGGAAGACCTTTAATGAACATAAGAGGACGAGTAATGGAAGACATCAAGTTTGATGCAAGTATCAATTCTATGGAAACCTTAAACATAATGAGAGCTAAACTTGGTAAAAACGGATACGACGGAGATATAGCTTTCTTAGAAGATAAGGTAAATAAAACACAAAGAGAAATAGGTAAGCTACAAAATAAAATAGATAATCAGTATAACAAGAAAAGATTTGTAAAACTTTCTCAACAATTAAGAAAAGAACTTACAGATCCAAAACTATCTGATGTCTTTCTAAGAACAATGAAGCATGAATCTAAAGAAATGGAATTACCATTAACCAACGAACCATTATTTAAGAATGCTCCTTTTCCTAACTTAAAGAAAGCAAGTCAGTTTTTAGCTAGAAGCAATATAGAGCAAGCCATTGAAAATGGTAAAGAGTTTATTGCTTTTCCATCTAGAAACGATTATGCCTCAAGAAGACAAAGAGGAAATCAACCCGGACAGTTCGAATCAGTTTTTGGTAAAAACTTAGATGAGATTTTAAAAGAGTATGTTAGAAAAGGTGCAATACTTAAAAATCAAGCTATATCTGCGGCAGATAGAGCAACCATTTCAAATCAAGTAGGGAATGAACCTATGAGAGTATTAGATATAAGACCCTTGTTAGGAAAGAAAAAAGAAGCTATACCTAGAATGAGTAAAGGTGGCTTTTTCGAGAAATTTAGAAAGGCAAGCTAATGGCAATAGAACCTAGACAGATAGCAGGATTAGTGGAGAAATCCATGGGAGCAGGTGGTCAGATGATGCCTGAAGAAGATAGTTTACAGATAGAGCTACCCGAAACTATTAATGATTTACCAGAAGGTATAGAGCTTGTAGATGAAGAAGCCGTTGAAGTCCAAGTTGAAGAATATAGACATGATGCCAATCTCGCAGAGGTTCTTGACGATGACGTTCTTGGAGAATTATCATCTGACCTCAGAGCTAAATTCCGTGAGGATGTTGACTCAAGGGAAGATTGGGAAGAGGCGATTGCGAAGGGATTAGGGTTACTCGGTATTAATTATGAAGATCGAAGTGAACCCTTCTTAGGTGCCAGTGGTGTAACTCACCCTCTATTATCAGAGGCAGTTACACAGTTTCAAGCACAAGCTTACAAAGAAATGTTACCAAGTGGTGGACCTGTAAAAACACAAATACTAGGATCACCTACACAAGAAACTGAAGCACAAGCTCAACGTGTAGAAGATTTCATGAACTATCAGATTACTGAAGTCATGGAAGAGTATGATCAAGATACAGATCAAATGCTATTTTATTTGCCTTTAACAGGATCTACATTTAAAAAAGTTTATTTTGATGAAACAAAACAAAGAGCCGTTTCTAAGTTCGTACCAGCAGAAGATATGGTTGTACCATATTCGGCTAGTGATTTAAGAACAGCAGAGAGGGTTACACATGTAGTAAGAATGACGTATAATGATATTCGAAAACTACAAGTAGCAGGAGTATACAGAGATGTTGAACTATCTGAAACAAGTGATGGTGAAGACGAAGGAGCTATCCAAGAACGTGCTGATGAGTTGTTGGGACTACGTCCAAATTACTCTGACGACTCTTATACCTTATTGGAATGCCACGTTGACTTGGACTTGGAAGGTTTTGAAGACATGGATAATCAGGGGAATCCTTCGGGGATTATGCTCCCTTATATTGTCACCCTTGATCAAAGCTCTGGAAAAGTGCTATCAGTGGTTAGAAACTTTAGAGAGCAAGACCCATTAAAAAGGAAGAGACAATATTTCACTCATTTCAAATTTTTACCAGGATTTGGTTTTTACGGCTTCGGTTTATTGCACACAATCGGAGGTCTCTCTCGTGCTGCAACTTCTATATTGAGGCAATTAATTGATTCGGGTACTTTATCAAATCTTCCAGCGGGTTTCAAAGCGAGAGGTGTTCGTATTCGTAACGATGATGAGCCTCTTAACCCTGGGGAGTTCAGAGACATCGATGTCCCAGGTGGAGATCTCAAAAATTCCATCATCCCACTGCCATATAAAGAGCCATCAGCCACATTAGCACAGCTTTTAGGGGTAGTTGTTGACTCTGGAAGACGTTTTGCACAGGTTGCAGATGCAAAAATAGCCGATGTTAACTCTCAAGCACCCGTTGGAACGACTGTTGCGTTGATTGAACAAGGCTCAAAGATCATTTCGAGCATACATAAGCGTTTACATTACGCTCAAAAGCAAGAATTTCGCATGTTAGCCGAAATTTTTAGTGAAAATCCAGTCCCATACCCGTATTTTGTTGGAAATGTACCACCAGAGACCATGCAGGCCGACTTTGATGGACGTGTTGACATACTTCCAGTGTCAGATCCGAACATTTTCTCTATGTCACAGCGATTATCGCTTGCTCAAACACAATTACAACTGGCTCAAGCGGCTCCACAGATACATAATGTACATGAAGCGTACAGAAGAATGTATGATGCACTCGATATTAAGAATATTGATGCTATTTTACCGGCTCCAAAGCAACCTCAACCCGTTGATCCTGCAACAGAAAACGGAAATGCGATGAAAGGTATGCCATTACAAGCGTTTCCAGAGCAAGATCACGAGGCACACGTCAGAGCACATGTGGTAATGCTATCAAGTCAGACATCTCAAGCGAACCCACAAGGATATATTATGTTACAAGCTCATGTACAAGAGCATGTTGGCATGATGGCAAGAGATCAAGTTACAACTTTCTTTCAAAAAGCAGTTGAACAAGCTCAAATGGAAGGTAAACAAGTTCCTCAGATTGATCCAGCAGCCGTTGAAGCGGCAATCGCTCAACAAGTTGGTGAGATCTTGAATGAAATAATGCCTGCCCTAGCTCCACCAACTCCAGAAGATCCGTTGGTAGAAATCAGAAAGAAAGAACTTGAGAATGATACTGCTGAACTACAAAGAAAAACAATGAACGATCAAATGGACTTTCAAATAGATCAAGCCAAGTTACAACAAGCTTATGAACTAGCTCAACAGAGACAGAAGTTACAAGAAAACATTGCTGATGATAGAAATGATGTCAATATATACAGAATTAATATGGCATCAGCTAACAAAGGTAAATAATTTATGATATACTCTGGTTATGGATCCAGTAACTATATCAGTAGCCGTAGGAATAGCAGGTAAAGCTTTTGATGCAATCAAAAAAGGCTTTGCTGTAGGTCGTGATATTGAGCAAATGTCAGGAGACATTGGTCGATGGATGGGTGCCGTAAGTGACGTTGATAATGCAGAAAAACAAGCTAAAAATCCTCCCTTGTTTGGTAAATTGTTTAAATCTGGTTCTATCGAAGAGGCAGCAATGGCTGCGTATGCAGCAAAAAAGAAACTTGAGGAACAAAGATACGAACTCAAGGTATTTTTAAACATGACATATGGCCCACAAGCTTACGATGATCTCCTTAAGATGGAGGGTCAAATAAGGAAACAACGTCAAGAGACAATTTACCGACAACAAAAATTAAGAAGACAAGTGTTTGAAGCAGTAGGATGGTTGTTTCTAGCTGGTCTTATAGGTGGTTGTTTATTATTATTAGCTAGTCTTTTTTCTTCAAAGGTTTATTGAATGGACAGTAATTTTATATTAGATGCATGGAATGGGTTGACTTACTTTGAGGGAATACTCTTTACTTTGTGGCTATTTATCTTATACTATGGTAAATGTTGGATAGATAGTAGGTTTAAAAAATGACGGTGGAGACGTTTCTGAAGTGGAAAATTCTCCCGAGACTAATGATGCTTGCCAGTACGATTATGTCTTGGAGATGTGCAGAGTGGTTCATGCAACTTGAAGTTCCTACAGCTGCTCAATCTGCTTTTGTTTCTGTGGTCATGGGTGTAATGACAGGTGTCTTTGGTATTTGGATGGGACACGAACATAAGGAACACAAATAATGTTAACAGCATTAATTGGACCAGTAACCAATTTAGTTGGTAAGTTTATTGAAGACAAAGATGCTAAGAATAAATTAGCACATGAAATTGCGACCATGGCAGAAAAACATGCTCAAGAGTTAGCCAAGGGTCAACTGGAAATTAACAAAGCAGAAGCAAGCCATAAATCTATTTTTGTTGCGGGCTGGAGACCCTTTATTGGCTGGACATGTGGAATTGCGTTGTGTTGGCATTTTGTGCTTGCACCTGTTACAATATTTGTATGTGCGTATTTGAACGTGGCTATTCCAGAACTACCGACTTTTGATATGGGTAGCTTGATGACTGTGTTAATGGGAATGCTCGGACTTGGCGGTTTGAGATCATTTGAAAAGTATAAAGGATTGACGAAATAATGGCTAGAGTAAGACAATTTGCAAATGATTTAGGTATAAGCAAGAATCAAGCACAGAACTTAATTAACAAAGGTCGAAGTCGCAAGGACGGAGGATCGCAAATCTTGGAGAATGTAATGAAACCAGTTAAAGCTAAAAATGGTAAATCAATGTCTACGAGAAAAAAATCTGATAAAAAAAATAAAACATCATCAGGTTTTGATAGAGGACGAGCTCCTGTAGGTAAATTTAAGAAACTTGAGGACTTCAACCCAGATGACTATA